TATTGATCGTGTTAGTGCTTTGTAAAGATTTGAGCACTTGTTGTCCGGCGCAAGAAGCCCGCCGATGATTTCGATGGGTTGATTATCTGGCCAATCATTTTCTTGTAGGGCTATTGTCAACATGCTCCGTGGATGCTCGTTGATGTATTGTTGTTTTGTCATTGTTGCTGTAGTTGCATCATTCATTCGTTCCCCGCTTTCTGTGTTTGTGTTCGCCGTGTTGGTGGTTGCTAACCTCATTGTGATATTAAGAATATGTTATTCTTAAACTCTTGTCCACCCCTAAATGCAAAATATCCCGATCTTTTTTACAACATCCCCCAACACTTGAAAACCCTTGCAAACAAAGGCTAAATGAACACCTATTCAACTACTCATAAAGATACTCACAAATATAAATGCTTGTACAACACATCCAACAACCAAAATACTGTGCCCCATGCCAAGGCGTAAGCCAACTTTGACCCCGGAGGTACTACCATGTAACACGGGTGGGAAAGCCACCCATAGAAGGAAGCGTTCTTCCATCAGTAAAAAGACCGGGCTACCTATTAACAGTAAGTACATAGCTGACCTACACCCTGCCGCTGCATATGAGATTACTTGTTGCGGTGCGGGTATAAATGAGCTTGCTCGTATATTGGGGTTCGACCCACAGACGATCTTGAACTGGAAGGCTCGGTACATGGAGTTTGCGGATGCTATAATAAAGGGACGACGTGTGTACGGCAGCACCCAGGTAGAACACGGCATACTAGACCGGGCCAAGGGTTACACATATGACGAGGTTCGCATAGAGGGAATCATGTTAGTTGGTAAGGGTGCCGATGGTGCCTATTACATCGAACAGAAGAAAGGCAGTGGTAAGGAAGCCACCACGGAGTTGGTGCTTGGATTTAAAAAGGTTGTTACCACCAAAAAGGTTCACGCCGATGTGGCGGCCGCATGTTTTTGGTTATGCAACAGACAACCGGACGATTGGAAGAACGTACAAAGGCAAGAAGTAGTGGGCAAGGTTGAGGTTGAACACAAGCATGTGTTGGACCTTACAAAGTTGGATAGGGATAAACTTGAACAACTGCACAACATTACCGCCGAAGCTGCAACAAGCGGCGACGCAAATGACGACGGCGCAGGTGGAATTAGCACTCGCCAAAGTCAGCTTGCATCATTTCGTGAGGCAGCTTTGGCAATACGTTGAGAGCAAGCCGTTTGTAGATGGGTTTCATTTGGAAGCCATGTGCGACCACTTGGAGGCCGTAAGTGACGGCAGGATCAAGCGGCTGATGATCAATGTACCGCCACGGCATACCAAGTCCCTTATTGTGGACGTGCTGTGGCCCATGTGGGATTGGCTACAAAACCCTGAACGCCAGTGGCTTTTTGCTAGCTATGCGCATAACCTTACCAAGCGGGACAACGTGCGTGCCCGACGTCTGTTTTACAGTGATCGCTATCAATGCCTCCTACAGGAGTATCAACCCGACCTGGTGTTGGTAGGCGATCAGAACACCAAGGTACGATACGACAACAGCCAAATGGGCTACCGCATAGCCACCAGTGTTAGTGGCCAGCTTATTGGTGAGGGTGGTGACATTATTGTGGTGGATGATCCGCACAACACCATGGAAGGTGAATCGGAACTCAAACGTGAGGCTTGTTTGTTGTGGTGGGATGAAGCTATGTCCTCACGGCTTAACGATCCGGCCATGGGTGCTTTTGTGATCATTATGCAGCGGCTACATGACCAAGACCTATGCGGGCATATTATAAACAATGCGGAAGAGTATGTGGATTGGGACCATGTATGCCTACCGGCCAGGTACGAGCGCGGTGAGGATAAGACACGTTCCAGTATAGGTTTTGAAGACCCACGCACTACCGAAGGGGAATTACTTAACCCCGGTCGTTTTGACGAGGACAGCCAAGCCCGACTGGAACGCCGTATGGGTGAGTACGCCAAAGCCGGGCAGCAACAGCAACGCCCCAACCCACGTGGTGGTGGTATTTTCAAGGTTGAGGAGATTGCCATAGTACCACCCGGTACCATCAACCCCAACTTTGTAGAAAAGTCTGTACGTTATTGGGACAAGGCAGGCACCAAGGACGGCGGTGCCCGGACAGCCGGTGTGTTGATGCACCTTATGACTAGCCAACGCATCATCATTGAGGATGTGGTTAAGGGCCAATGGTCTTATGCCAAGCGGGAAAAGATCATAAAGCAAACGGCCGAGATGGATGCTGTTAAGTACGGCGCCGGGACGGTAAAGGTTTGGGTTGAGCAGGAGCCGGGTAGCGGTGGCCTAGAAAGTGCTGAGCGTACGGTGGCAAGCCTTGCGGGACACAGTGCATACAAAGAGCCGGTGCGGGGCGATAAAGAGACACGGGCGGAACCATTTAGCATAGCAGTTGAGACGGGTACGGTGAGTTGTGTTGCGGGTGAATGGGTTGGCGGCGACCAAGGTTACATCAAGGAACTAGAGAAGTTCCCAACCGGTGCATACAAGGACCAGGTTGATGCTAGCAGTGGCGCGTACAACAAACTGACGATTGCGGTTGGCGGCAATGTAGGGACGTGGGGACGGTAACGTGAACAAAGTACCCTTACATTTGACGGATGGCGTTGGCAAGTCAGAGCAGGAGCAGGTTTTTGTGAATGATTTTGGTATGCGATCTGTTGCGGTACCTAACCCACCGCCGCTGCCATCCAATGGTGACGTTCCTGGGTGGATGCGGCGATCCTTTGTTGATGATGCCATAGAGCCCAAGCCGGTAAGTCCATCCTTGTGTGTGCTGTTTGTGTTTCTTATTGGGTGTGTTGGTGGGTGGGTGGCCCATATGGCCTTGCGTGTGTTGTTAGGATAAAGGAGCAATCAAATGTCTGATGAAGTAACTATTAGCGGAAGCATAAGCCTGAACAATGCAACAGGCGGAACCGATGTAGTAAGCAAATCCTTTTCCGGCCTGCAATCTGACCAAACAACCCTGGGTCGTGCTGGTGGGTTTCAAATTATAGGTAATGCAGCACATGAGCTGATTGCTATGCAAGACGTAGTTGCCCCACGCTATTGTATCATCACCAATAAGGATGCCACCAACTATGTGGAGCTTGGGATTGATGTGGCCGCTACGTTTTACCCATTTGTACAATTGCTGCATGGGCAGTCTTGTTTGTTTTCCTTTGCCGCGGGGATAACACCCTACGCCCTGGCGAACACGGCGGCGGTAAAGATAGAACGGTTCATATTGGAGCTGTAGATCATGCCACGTAAAAAGAACAAAGAGCAGTTGATGGCCAACGCACATAACGCAGCGTTGGCTTCCCTCAGCCCCACACAACAGGGTGCTTTCATCAATGCTTTGCAAACTATCAACAGCACCCTCAGCCAAAGGAGCCTCCTTTCCCGGCAGCTTGGGGAAACATATGGCGGCGATCGTAATCTGTATGAAGCGTTGGGGTACAAGACATCCCTTTCGTATGTTGACTACTTGCGCAAGTACCAACGCCAGGATATAGCACAGCGTATCATAGACGCTTACCCTGATGCAACATGGCATGGCAAACCAATCATCACCGACGACGAGGATCCTAAGTCAAAGACCAAGTTTGACAAGGCTGTAGATGCCCTACACAAGTCCCTTAACATCTTTACATACTGCACCCGTGTTGATAAGTTGTCCCGCATAGGTCAGTACGCCGTGTTGTTCCTTGGATTTGATGATGCACAGGAAAAGATGACAATGCCCGCAGGCAAGAGCAAGGGCTTGTTGTACTTACAGCCATACAGCTTTGAGCACGCAACAATCAAAACCTATGTGACGGATGCAAAGGACCCCCGCTTTGGCCTGCCGGAGATGTACCAACTACATGTGCAGGATGTGGCAGGCAAGAGCGCCGTGGGTACGCCGGGCAGCACAACCTATCGCAAGACCACCACACCCACACAGAGTGGCCTGGATGCGACCGCGGCAAGTGGCACGATGCTTGTGCACCATAGTCGCGTGCTGCATGTGGCGGGTGGGTTGCTGGAGAGCAACGTGTTTGGCACACCGGTATTGGAGAGTATCTTCAACCGCTTGGAGGATTTGGAAAAGTTGCTTGGTGGTAGTGCTGAAATGTTTTGGCGTGGTGCCTGGCAGGGCCTTGGGTTGGAAATGGACAAGGATGCTAGTATGACCCCGGCACAGATTGATGCTTTGGATGATACCATTGATAACTACACGCACAAACTTACCCGTGTGCTCAAAGTGCAAGGGATGGAGATAAAGGACCTGGCGCCAAACATTTCCAGCCCGAGGGATGCTGTTGATGTGCAGATGGACATGATTGCTGGCGCCAAGGCAATACCCAAACGTATTCTTACCGGTAGCGAGCGCGGCGAGTTGGCAAGTAGCCAAGATGTGCAGGCATGGAACACACGGGTGGACGAACGTCGCACTGACTTTGCCGAGCCAGAGGTGTTGCGTAAACTGGTTGACCGTTTTATCGAGGTTGGAATATTACCCAAACCTGCCGGGGGCGATTACGTGATACAGTGGCCCTTGCTTGCGGCCTTATCACCAAAGGAGCAGGCGGAGGTTGCCGAGTACAAGGCCAAGACATTGAAGGCCTACGTTGAAAGCGGTGCGGCCGAACTGTTGCCACCCACAATGTTCCTCACCAAAGTGTTGGGGCTTACGGAAGCGGAAGCAGACGAAGCCTTGAAACTTGGCAATGAGGGCCTGGCCGACGAGGCTGTGGATTTGGAAGAGGCAAGGGCATTGTTTGATGAACAACAGGCCGCGGCTAAGAAGGCGGCAAGTAAGCTGGCGACAGCGGAAGTGGTGGCAGTATGAGTTCATCCAAAGGCACTACGAAGAAAGGTTGCTGCGTTGTGTGACAAGACATTGCATGTAGTAGGAAAATAGATATGGCCACGGCGGGATATAAAGTGTTGGTGCAAAAACATGGTGCGGTACCTGTACCCCATGTATGCAACAAGGCACTATCCATCAACGCGGCCAACGGCGACCCAACACACACCACAATGCTGCGCCGGGCCTTTGCGGCGGAAGCCTCACGCCGGTACAAAACACTTTCCAAATTGATAAGAACTAGCATTGTAGAAAACGATGTATTTGGGCTGCTGCCACCCCCTACCCATACCAACCCTGCTAATCTAGTACAAAACGGACGAGACCTTGGTTCAAACGCCGATTTCCGGGTACTGGCCGCGGCGTTGCCTGTGGGTAGTTTGCGCTTTGCTACGGATGCGGGGAAAGTTAAGGGCTTCACCGCATGGCTGCATGACGCGGCTAACCAAGAGATCTTCAGTTTGGGTGAGGGCACCACCCGGCAAGTGGTGGGTGATGTAGCCTGGGCCAACGTGTACATCGACCGGGGTTATAAGCGAGGTATGAAGCGGGCCGATACTGAAATGATAAAAGCCAAGGTGATACCCGAACCACTTTTCCCTCGCAGTATCGTAAGTGCATTCAACACACCCATCCATGCCGATAGCGTTGGGCTCATATACACACGGGTGTACAGTGATTTGGTTGGTGTTACGGCCGCGATGGAAACAACGATCAGCCAAAGACTTGCCACAGGGCTTGCACAGGGACATGGGCCACGGGCTATTGCACGCCGTTTGGTGGATGCGATTGAAAAGTCAGGTGAGACACTTGATATAGTAGATGCAGGTGGGCACCGCTTGCGTGCTGTTACCCGTGCCCGCATCATAGCACGCACCGAAGTTGTCCGGGCACACCATAAAGCCAATATCAATACATACAGGGAAGCACAGGTTGAGGGTGTGCATGTGCGGGCTGAGTGGAGTACGGCGGGCGACCAGCGTGTATGCCCGGATTGTGCTTTCATGGAGGGGATGGTATTTACGTTGGACGAGATCGAGGAATTGATACCATTGCACCCACAGTGTCGGTGTTGTGCTTTGCCCCTTACACCAAGCGCCGTTGTAAATGAATATGATGCCAAGCATGCGCGTGATAGCATTGGTGGGGACTACGTGCGCAAGGATGGAACATTTACTCGCCGCGGTTTCTATGAAAGCATCACCGGCAAGCCCACACCCGCAGGTGTGCCAAAGCCCGGTGTACGTATACCCGCGGAGCCTGTGGCGCCAAAGGCCAAAGAAGCCGGGGGCGGGCTATAGGATGGCCCTTGATACTGATCGCGAGCAGTTGGTCGGGGGAAGATTCAAAGTGGTGGGTATGGGGAAAGAGAAGGTCAGTTTCCAAGATGCCATCACGGGGAAGCTGCGTACCAAAGAGGTGGATGTTTTGACAGTGGAACAAGTGGGGGTTTTCTAATGGCCATACCCGTTGTAGTTCCTGATGATGAGCTTTTTTATGAAACAAAGGATAGGGTCCTTTTTGGATCTCGTAATCTTGGAAGCGATGATTCTCTTTCAACTGAAGTAAGGGAGGAAGATTAGCATGAGGAGTATATTATGACAGTACGTGTGCGGAAACAAGGCGAGAGCGAATCTGATTACCTGCGATTTTGTGTGACTGATACAGGTTGGCTAAAAGACCTTGCGGCAAACAAGGGTGCGCTTGGTACCGGTGCAGCACGACCGGCACCACGTACAGGCGGCACCCCCATGTTGGCTTTCAATAACAACGGCACACCAAAGGAAGGTATCACTTTCCAAAGCATGCGCCACCTTATGTCCGACGACATAGGGCTTCGCCGCATGGATGGGGTTGACTACCTTGTGGCCCCAACTATTTTGATCTTCGAAGGTGTATGGAACAACTTCCTGTACACCGAAGATGAGTTGGCCAAGTTTACACAGTCATGGTGTGGGCGACCTATTGTAGCGGCCAATGCCGGGAGCGATCACCCACGGGATGCAAACGGCAATCCCATAACAGCCAACACCCCGGAAATAATTGAGGAATGTGAAGTTGGCATACTCCTCAATGTGCGTTGGGACGAAACCGTAAAAGCACTGAAAGGCGAGTCTTGGATTGACGTGCTCAAGTGCAAAGCCAAGGCACCCGAAACACTGGAGGCTATACATGCCAACAAAGACATCGATGTAAGCACGGGACTCTTTACTGAATGTGACATGGTACCTGGCGAGTTTGGTGACAAGGCATACGCGGGCACCTTGCGCAACTATAGGCCCGACCACCTGGCGTTGCTGCCCAATGCTACAGGCGCATGTAGTTGGGAGGATGGTGCAGGGCTTGCACGTAACGCACGCGGGGATGGACAGGGTACAGGCGGTGCCAAGCAAGGGGATGGTGGGACAGGCACATGTGAGTGTCCTGAATGTGGGGCAACGGCAGCCCATGACCGGGGCACACCTTGCGCCGATATGAAATGTTCGGAGTGTGGTGCAAGCATGGTTGGGGCAACGGCGGATACGAACAAGAAGGCCGGTGTGCTCCAAAGGCTAACCCGTAAGATTTCTTCAATGTTTGCAAACGAGCTCAGCCATCAAGACATCAACACAGAGTTGACGGGGTTGGTACGTGCCCAGGTAAGTTTGGGCATCATGGATTATGTATGGGTGCGCGAAGTGTTTGACAAGGAATTCATTTACGAGATAGATACAAATGCACAAGGGCTCACGCTCTTCCGACAAGCGTATGCCATAGCAGCCGATGAAAAGGTTATGTTGGTGGGGGATGCTGTAGCGGTGAAGGAAGTGATTGAGTTTGTCCCTGTTACTGAGAACAGTGCGGGGGATGACAACAAGGGTACGCCCAATCAGGGGGTAGCCATAAATAAGGGAGGTCCTGTTATGGACAGGAAGCAGAAAGTGGATGCCCTGATCGCCAATAGTGAGAGCGGTTGGGTGGAAGGGGATCGGCAGTTCTTGATGGACATCAAGGAAGACGACCGGTTCGAAAAAGTTGTTGGTAATGTGGTAGAGGCCCCGGCCCCTGATGCAGTACCCGCGGCAACAGCACCCGCAGCGGCAGCCGTAGCAGCACCCGCAGCGGCAGCCGTAGCAGCACCCGCAGCGGCAGCCGTAGCAGCCCACGCAGATGCTACAGCGGCACCAGCAGCAGATGTGGTACCGGCAGCAGACCCGGAAGCACCCAAGGTGCAAACCCTGGATGACCTGGTACAGAATGCCAGTCCGGCGATGCGTGAATCAATTGAGGAAGCTGTGGCGCACCGTGACGCGGCGCACGCTGATCTCGTTACGCGGCTCGCGGCCAACACTGCATGCCCGCATGATGAAGCAGCCCTCAAAGGCATGGCCCTACAAACCCTCAAAGAGTTTGCGCAGATGTGCAAGCTGGATGGGGACAGTGATGATGGTGGCCTTGTGAACTATCGCATGCAAGCGCCGGACGTCAACGCAAGCGGCGAGACAGAGGTTGGTGGACCGGCACCGGCACCGAAGCTTTCCTTTAACAAGGATGGCAGCTCAAAGGTAGAGGAGCCGGTAGCGGCAACAGTATAAGCATGTGGCCGTGTGGCCGTGTGTTGCGTTAACCATGCGCACCAACTTGAAAGCAATGGTCAATATGAGGAGATAATAGAATGGCCACCAAACGACAGATAAATATGGATCCGATCGATGCCGGTATACAGCGCGAGGCAGATGCTGAATCGGCAATCCGACCGGGGGACATGGTGGAGTTGATCTCGGGTGGGAATATACAGAAGCAATCGACCGCTTCTGCTGACCAGCCTGTGATCGTAGCCATGGAAAATTATCTGGAAGGTGAAGACCTTTCAGATAGTTACGCGGCCGGGGACATTGTCCTTTATCGCGCATACAGTAAGGGACAGAAGTTCAACGCCATCCTTTCTGATGGTGAGAGTGTTGTCGTTGGCGACGACCTCGAATTTGGTTCTGTTGCCGGGGAGCTGCGCAAGTACACAAGCGGCACCAAGGTTGTGGAAGCGGCTGAGATCATCGATGCGAGTAACAGTGCAACAACTGTGCTGGCTGACAGACGTATCGCAGTCATTGTGAAATAAATCGTTGCCCTGGTACGTGCCGGGGTGACTTGACTACGGTCAAGCAAAGAAGAGAGGTAAAGAGATGAATCAGAAATTGCTAATGGCCCTCATAGCCAGCGGGGGTACCACAGTTCAAAAGCTGATGGCTGCCAACATGGATGTGAGTTGCCTGCGCACCAATGCTTCCCTCCAGAACGATGAGTGGAAGGCCATGGACAGCACTGTAATACAGGATGCCCAGGACAGGTTGGTTGGCGTTGCAGACATCCGCGGACGCGGGCTTGTGTATGCTGTGGCAAACGGCATGGGCAAAACAATACTGGAGTCTGAGAACATCAGCGATATGAATGATGCTGATGTTACGATGGACGGCCAGACAAGAACAGATGACGACACGGTAAACTATGAATTGGTCGGTTTGCCGCTACCCATCTACGCCAAACGTTTCTCACTCAACGCAAGGAAACTTGCTGCGAGCAGGAACAGCGGCGAAGCACTTGACACAACCCAAGCCGGGCTGTCGGGGCGCAAGGTTGCAGACCTGGAAGAGAATACCCTGTTCAACGGGTACAACTCCTTCAAGTTTGGTGGGTACTACATCTACGGGTACACGGATTACCCAAGTCGGAATACGTACACCATCGCGGTTACGTGGACATCGGCAACAGGTGCACAGATAATCACAGACGTGATTGCAATGAAAGCACTCGCACTCGCTGAGAAGCGTTTCGGGCCTTTCGTTATGTACATCCCATCCAACTACGAAACGGTCATGGATAAGGATTACAATGCATCAGGTCAAAGCCTGATGACAATCCGTGACAGGATTCTTCGTGTTGGAGGGATTGAAGGCATCAAGGTATCCGACAAACTAAGTGCCAACAATGTTGTGCTTGTGCAGATGACGGCCGACAATGTGCGCATAGTAGACGGCCTGCCTTTGACCACGGTTGAATGGTCAAGCCAGGGTCAAATGGTATTTCACTTCCAGGTGATGACCATTGCGGTGCCACAGATGCGGACAGACCAATCCGGGAACAGTGGAATAGTCCACGGTAGTGTATAGGCTGCTGTGTTTGTAATATGTGCCCCCGGTAACGGGGGTTGCACTTCTAACCATGAAGAAAGAGGTAATGAGAATGACTGAGATGTACAGATTTAGGATGTTGCAAGGCACGCATGGCATCACCGACGACAACGGTGTGATGCAAGTGTACCGTGCAAAGGCGGAGACGGGTAAGTACCCGGTCTTTGACACAGACAAACCCCTTCACAAATCATTCCCGGACAGGTTCGAACTTGCACCGGGTGCCCACCTTACCGCGGCAGATCAGAAAGTGGACACAGGTACCCAAACGCTTGCCGGTGGCGATGCTGGTATGTCTGCGGATATTGAAATTACGGAGGAAGTGCCAAAAGCTCCAGCTCCCAGACGCAGGCGTAAGGGCACACCACCGCCCCCGGCCAAAGAGGAAGTGCCACCACCCCCACCAGTTGTTGCGGGTGAGATAGAATGGCGCCCGGTAATGGCCTCACGTGGTTGCTGGTTTGTCACCAAGTTTGCAGATGGTGAAGACACCGGGGAAATTGACAACGAAGAGGCCTTGCTGAAATCAGAGGCCATGACGCGTTGCGACGCCCTCAACGAATAACGATTTAGGGAAAAGGTAATACAATGCTCCCCACCGTGGCAGAACAAGGCTGGACACTCGACGACTACCATAAGTATATGGCAAGTCCGGAGCGGCAGTCCCAACTATGGGATGTGCCACGGTTGTGGGATGGATTGAAATGCTTTGTAATCGGCGGTGGCCCCAGTCTAGTGGGTTTTGATTGGGGCCCCGTCAGCCCTTTGAATGTTATTGGTTGCAATGATGCTTACAAGTTGGGCCAGTGGGTGGACATATGCCTGTACGGGGACATCCCTTGGGCGCGTGAGCATATGGATGGTTTGCAAGCTTTGACAGTTCATACCAATGGCAGCACACAGTTTGTGAGTTGCACAAATAACCTTGAAGCTGAATACCCGCATGTAAAAAAACTTGAACGCAAACGGGATGGTCTTGTGACGGAGCCATGTGGCCAGGTTGCTTGGAATGAGAGCACGGGTGCAGCAGCCATTAACCTTGCGGTGTTACTTGGCGCCACGACGATTGTACTACTTGGATTTGATGGTAAGTTGGATGTTGATGGTGCTGCCAATTGGTACACCAATAGGATCGACCCACCCAACCCGGAAGACTATGTGAAATTCAATAAAGGTTTTGAGGTATTGGCGTTGGAGCTGATGGTGCATTGCCCGCATGTGCGTGTTGTAAATGCCGGGCCGGACAGTGTGCTAGAAGCATTCCCCCACATGACTTTTGATGAGGCGTTGGCATTATGAATATTGTATGTGTATTGAAGAGTGGTGGCGACTATGGCCCCCGGTACATTAAGAATTTGTCCGCGGGTGTTGCTGAGCACTTAACTGATTTAGACTATCGTTTTGTTGTGCACACAGATATGGTCCTTCCTTGTGGCACTTTTGGTGCAGGTGTTAAGTGGAATCATATACCCTTGGAACACGATTTGCCCGGTTGGTGGTCTAAGCTGGAAGCATTTCGAACAACAGGACCATCCTTGTACCTTGATTTGGATACGTATGTGGCAGGCAACTTGGATGTGGGTGTGCGTGCTCTTGCTACTCAATTGATGATGGGTAAGCCCACAGATACTTTCCATATGCTCAAGCCCTTTGCTCAATCACAAAAGTGGGCAAGTGGTGTAATGGCTTGGTCCGGTGATTGGTCTTGGTTGCTGGATGCCCTAACCCCGGATGATATAGCAGAGTATGCATGGGACCAACGGTACATCAGCACAAGTGTGGAAGCACGGGGTTGCCACATTATGCCCATCCAGCGATACATCCCCAGCATCCGCAGCTACAAACACCACTGCCAAGACGGTGTGCCAGATAATACGGAGCTTGTTTGCTTCCATGGGCACCCACGGCCACATGAAGTTGGTGGGGAGTTTTATAAATGAAATATCAATTGATCAATGGCAAGCATGGCATAGGTAATATGATACTTCATGCAGGCGATGTGATTGAAAGCGACACCGACCTTGCCAAGAGCTTCCCCAACAAGTTTGTGTGTTTGGATGCTGTGATAAGTTCTGAACCTGTAGCTGCAATACACCACAGTGACCCAGCTTTAATAGGGCCCCACAAGATTTCAATTTTATGCCCTACACGCGGGCGCCCGGTTATGGCACAACGATTTGCCGATAGTGTGCAGGCAACAGCAGCCTATCCTGCCAATGTGGAACTTTTGTTCTATGTTGATAGCGACGATCCAAAGCTGGCCGAGTATAAGCACAACATTACAGGCGCCACGGTTGTGGTAGGGCCCCCGGTACCGGTTGGGGTGGCTTGGAATGTGTTGGCTAAGCAGTGCTGCGGTGAAATGCTGATGATGGGCAACGATGATTTGGTAGCCGTGACGCCGGGCTGGGATAAGATATTGGTTGCGGAGGTGAAGAAGTATTCCGATGGCATATACGTGGCTTGGTTCAACGATGGCATCCATGGACCAAAGCATTGTGCCTTCCCCATTGTGTCACATCGTTGGTATGACCTACTTGGCTATTTTGTGCCGGAGTGTTTTCTCTTTGGCTATAATGACACGTGGTTGATGGATTTGGGCGGCCGCGTGGGGCGGTTGCACCACATAGCCACGGCCACGGTAGAGCATCAGCATTTTAGCACGGGCAAGACCCCCAGGGATGCCACTACCGAACGCAACAGGGATGACAATCAATTCAAGCGGGACAAAGTTACGTTTAACGAACAGGAGCCTCGGCGTGTGCGGGATGCAGCAATCTTGCATGGAGCTACCATCATAGGTGGTGCTGCTTACAAGGGTGATGGTAGGTTGTTAGATATGCTGAATGGTAAGCGTGTGGCTCTCGTAGGCCCAGGGCATGGCTTGTTAGGTACCGGCATGGGCCCGGTGCTGGACCAGTATGATGTGGTGTGTCGGGTGAACGAATGCTGGCCGTTTGGGTATGAGGATGATTATGGGAACAAGACAGATATAGTGTTCCACAATTTTGCGTCACCAACCATCCACAATTTCAAGCGCAGCCTTGCCGCCAATGAGTTCCTTACTAGCCAACTATCTTTTTGCATAGCCGCACAGACATATGAGAATACAAAGGACTCACCGATAGAGAACTTTGGTAAGGTGAATGCCACATTTGCTAAACACTTCCACCATGTGGGTGATACCTTTTGGCACCACCTGGCGAGGGAATTGGGTAGGAGCCCGAATACTGGTTTTGTGGCTCTGTGCATGTTGTTGGAATACCCATTGGCTGAGTTGCTTATAACCGGGTTCAGTTTTTACGTGGAGGGTACGGAGCCGGAAGTATGCCATCACCCTGCGTATTTGGAATGGGGCGGTGATAGGTATAAGCAATTGGGCAAGCCTACGGGAATGCATGCGCAGGAACCACAGATGAAATACATGTGCAAGGTGTTGTTGCCGAAGTGGGGCAATACTATCAAATTGGATAGCTCCTTGGATGCCGTATTGGGTGCCAAGCATACAAATGTGTTGGACTTGCACCCCAAACATAAGCCAGCCCGGTATAGGATTGATAGGGCACTTGCTGCACTTGTAGATGGCAAGCGTGTGGCCATAGTAGGGCCTGGCCCTCACTTGGTAGGTTCGAAGGCGGGCAAGGCCCTTGACAAGTATGATGTAGTGTGTCGTGTCAATGAACTGTTCCCCTTTGGGATGGAAAAGGATTACGGCAGTCGCACAGACCTTCTGTTCCATTGCTGTGGCGCACCAAGCCTTGCCAAACTTGCCGACACGGTAAGGGCACACCCCGGCATCACCGACCAAATCAAGTTGGCCGTATGCCCACAGGCTGAAGGTGATGGGGCCATGGTAGCCAATTGGGAAGACAGTGGGTTGCCCATGTCGCTGTATATGGTTGGGGATGCTTATTGGTTTGATATGTCTCGTCGTGTTGGTGTGTGTCCTAATACAGGGTTGCTCGCCATCATGTTATTGCTGGAGCAGTACAAGCCCACAGAATTGTTCGTGACCGGGTTTAGTTTTTACGAGCAGGGTCCCAAACCGGAAGAGCGGCACTACCCGGCATATATACAGTGGGGTGGCGATGCTTGTAATGGGGACACATCCCCCACACATATAGGACAGGTAAGTACGCACAACCAAACGATGCAGAAGGCATATTTCCAGGGCATGGTGAAACGCTTTCGCAAGCTCAAGGTTGATAAGTACCTCAAGGAATTGCTGAAAGACCCAATTGTAACCACACCGAAAATTGGGCGCGACTATACGGTGTATGCCGTGTACCGGGCTTTGCATGGGGCGGGGACAATAGAAGCTTCCTTGCGCTCTGTTTTGTCCCATGCGGAGAAGGCTTTTGTGTTTTGGACGGACAAGGCTTTTGGTGATGTTACGGGCTGCAATTTTGATGGCGCCCGGATAGAGTTCCCGAAGCAATTTGATAATGTGGTGGCCGTGGTTAAGAAGCTGAAAGAAGAGTTTGGTGATCGCATTGTGTTGGAGTATGACCATTGGGGGAAACCGGACAACCAATTCACCCACTTTGTGAATGACATCATATTGCCCAAACACCGCAAACCGGACATCGTATTGTGCATGGCACCGGATATGGTGTGGCGCCGCGATCAGTTGGCCAAGGCATTGCAAGAGTTTGTGCAATTGAACCGCCCCTGTGCTACGTGTGGGCAAGTTGAGCTGTGGAAAACGTATGCATACAGGGTACCGGAAAGAAAACACCGTGTCGGCCCTGTTTTTTGGTGCACACAAAAGCTGGATGTCATGCCGGTATCTGGCAAGGGTGGCGATGGAAATCCTATGGATCACCTCACGGCCAAGGTGCACAACGTGGGTTTCTGCTCAAGCCCTCGTATGATGTTTTGGAAGCACTTGTTGGGGTTGGGATTTGGCACCGCTATTGGTGACAGCCTGGCCAACGAGACTTGGTACTTTGATAAGTGGTTGGCGTGGGATGCGAAAACAAACAACACCGACTTGGAAATATCCAAGGGGCATGAAGCCGACATTCCATGTGCTAAGCCATATGATATTTCCAAGTTGCCTGAGGAGCTACGATGACATCTGTAATTGAAAACACATACACGAGCACGGGTGCGAAGTTTTGGTGCCACCCCGAGCAGATGATGGCGTACAAGGAAGGCTTAACCGATAGCATCATCAGCACCCATGTGTCCCCGGAGGGGGCATGCAACTTGAATTGTAGTTATTGTTCAGTACGTAATAGAAAAACGGAGCGTATTGAGTTGGATGTGATCAAGGAATATATCGGGACGTTGTTGGTGCATGGCTTGCGTGCTGTGATCCTTACGGGCGGCGGGGAGCCTACCTTGTACCCATACTTTGCTGAGTTGGTGGAATGGTTGTGGGATATGCATATGTCGGTTGGTCTGATAACCAATGGCTCTACGGTGCCGGATATGTCTGATGATGCCTATGCAAGTTTCAAGTGGGTGCGTGTGAGTTTGAATACAGGCGTGCCCGTGTGTTTCCCATTAGAAAAGCTGGCGCCGGGATGCACCGTAGGCTTTTCAAAGATATGTTGCCCGGATACTGCCGGTGAAGATATTATTGCGGAGACTAAGGCAGCAGATCTTCTTGGTGCTAAATACATTCGACTTCTTCCTGATTGCACCTTGCCGACAAAAACATATGACATCTTGCGGCGGCGACTTTTGTGGGTGATGGAGTCATGCCCCCAAAGTGTTTTCATTCAGCAAAAGAATCAAAGGGCCCCAAGGGCACATGTATGTCACCAAGCATATTTCCGCCCGTACTTGAGCGAAGTAAATGGTGGCACCGTGTTCCCTTGCGATAGCGTGGTGCTCAACAACAACGACCACTGCTTCATTGACAAGTACGCTATATGCAAAGCGGAAGATGTGGGTAGGTTTTTGAATAGAAGGATCAGTATGACATTCAAACCCTGTGATGATTGTGGGGGATGCGTGTTTGCCGACACAGTTGATATGCTCGAAGAATGGACTAATCCAATAGAACATGAGGACTTTGTATGAACAATCCATGGGACAAATATGTAACGAGCTGGAGCAAGGAGCCAGGTGGTATGGTTCAGGCTTCTACGGAACGATGGGTGTACCCACTTGGCAATGTAGCATACAAAACGCAGGTGATGTGACATGTACGACGAAGACTACTTTGAGCATGGTGAAAAGAACGGGGTCAGCCTGTACACCGATTACCGATGGCTGCCTGAA